AATCATTGACTTCACCAATGGTGCAACCTTTATTTCCACAGCCTTCACTTTGGACAGTTCAACCAAAGGTCAGTTAGGAACGGCGCAGCTTGCCGATGCCGATGACTCAGTTGATGTTTCATCAATTGCACTTCAGGCATCTATTCGCCGAGGTCGCAACCGTATCCTTGACAAATTCGAGGCTGGAACTGCCACTGTTGTTTTGCAAGATGACAACGGAGCGTTCAATCCTTCCAATGTTTCATCGCCTTATTACGGCAAGATTCTTCCGCTGCGCAAGATTACAATTTATGCAGATTACAACGGCACTCGATATACCCTTTTCAACGGCTTCATCATGCAGTTCATCACTCACTTTGCAGTTGGACTCAATGATCGTTCTAGCGTGACATTGATGTGCGTTGACGGCTTCAGAATGTTGACAAACCTCAACATCAACGCCATCACAGGAACTGCCAATGGAGACTTGTCAGGAACTCGTATTGGAAGATTGCTTGACATAGCCAACTGGCCAGCAAGCCAGCGAGCCTTGGATGCAGGAACTTCCACTCTTCAAGCAGACCCAGGAACAGCCAACCGACCAATGTTGGATGTCTTGCAGACAGTTGCAGACAAGTCAGAATTCGGCGCATTCTTCATTGATCGCAAAGGTGTTGCCACCTTCTTATCCCGTCAGACTTTGGGACAGAAGGCAGCCAATCCAGCGACCATTTATTCCGATGACGGAAGCGCTATTGGCTACCAAGGCATCGAGCTGACTCATGACGATGTTCTCATTGTCAACGATGTGACAGTTACTCGCCTTGGAGGGACTGCTCAACAAGTCACAGATGCAACTTCCATCGCCACCTATTACCAGCACTCAGGTGTTCGACCAGATATTCTTATTCAAACCGATGCTGAAGCCCTGAGCCAAGCGCAGATGCTTCTTGCATCTCGCAAGGATGCAGTTCTGCACATCTCATCTTTCAACTTGAACCTTTTCGATTCAACCGCCTCAACTCGCATTGTTGCTGGCTTACAATCGGAAATCTTTGACGTGATTCAGGTGACAAAGACGATGCCAGGAAGCACCTCGATTACCAAGACACTCTTCGTGCAAGGCGTTCAACACGATATGACAAAGCGCAGCTTTGACACTAAGTTATTGACCGCCGAGCCTATTATTCAATCATTCATCCTCAACAGTTCAATCGCAGGGGTGTTGGGTTCATCCTCATCTCTTCTCAGTTACTAAGGAGTCAAAAATGGCAGGTGGCTACAAGCTATGGTCAACAGGTGAAGTCGTAACGGCTGCAAACCTTCAACAGTATCTTCAGAATCAAACTGTGATGGTCTTTGCTTCCGCTGCTGCTCGCACCACAGCGCTTTCAGGCGTTGTTGCCGAGGGAATGCTCTCTTATCGAACTGATGCGCATATTCTCGAGTATTACACAGGCTCAGCGTGGGCGGCAGTATCTGCGACAACATCACTGAATCTGACATTCAACGCTCAGACTGGAACGACCTACACCTTAGCAACTGGCGATGTCAATGCAATGGTGACAGCATCTAATGCTGGAGCCATTACAGTGACTGTGCCGCCTTCTGTCTTCACTTCAGGTCAGCAAGTCCACTTGCAGCAAATCGGCGCTGGACAAGTGACCTTTGCTCAAGGATCAGGTGTGACAATTACTTCAACAGGTGCTACATCTTCCGCACCTAAGACTCGCGCTCAGTATTCAGCTTGCACAATCATCTGCACAGGCACAAACACATTCACGATTGTGGGAGATTTGAGCTAATGCCAATCCTCGGAATCTTAGCCTCACAAATTTCGGGGCGCTTGAGTTCATACGAATCCATCGCCACTGTGACTGTCGGCGTTGGTGGACAGTCGAGCGTTACATTCTCGTCTATTCCTAGCACTTACAAGCATTTGCAGATTCGATATATTGCAAAGAACACAGGAACTGTCACTGCTTACTCGATTTTCAACTTTACTTTCAACGGTGATAGCGCAGCAAATTACAGTGCGCATCAACTATATGGAAACGGAAGTTCTGCTGGCGCAGGTGCAACGACAAGCACCACTTCTCAGTTAGCACCTTGGATTCCCTATGCTTCATATACAAATGTTTTTGGAGCGGGAGTTATAGATATTTTGGATTATGCAAACACCAGCAAATATAAGACCACCAGAATATTAGGTGGTTTCGATAGCAACGGTGATGGAGTGGTTGGTTTGATTAGCGGATTGTGGCAAAGCACAGCAGCAGTCAGTTCTATTTCTTTTACTTTTAGCAACTTCGCTCAATACTCACAATTCGCCCTATACGGCGTGAAAGGCTAGGGGGGCAACAATGGCATCAACTTATACACCGATTGCGACAACTACGCTGGGAAGTACGCAGGCTAATTATACTTTCACAAGTATCCCTAGCACTTATACAGATTTGGTTCTTATAGCATCAATCAAATCCGATTCAACAGGTAATCCAAATACATTTATTCAAGTTGGCAATGGTTCTATAGATACTGGAACAAACTATTCTTGGACTAGAATATATGGAACAGGTAGTTCTGCTGCATCATCAAGAGCAACAAGCGTGTCAGATGGTGTCATTATTGGAGATGCAACACCTAATAACTTCACTGCTGATATTGCTCATTTTCAAAACTATGCAAATACATCAACATATAAAACAATTTTGGTTAGAGCCAATGCTGCTGATTCGGCAACGCAATCATCTGTTGGATTATGGCGTTCAACTTCTGCTATCAATCAAATCAAAGTTTATGCTAATGGAAGAAATATGGTTGCTGGCACAACTCTAACCCTCTACGGAATCTTGGCGGCGTAACTATGGCAAACACAATGACATTGATTTCATCCTACACAGTAGGCTCAGGCGGGGCAAGCAGCATTGACTTCACTTCAATCCCAAGCACGTTCACGGATTTGGTATTGAAGATATCTGTCCGTTCTGACCGAGCCGCTTCAACTTGGGACAATACTCAACTAAAAGTAAATAACTCAACCGCTAATATGACGAATAGATACCTTAGCGGAAATGGTTCTTCTGCTGGTTCAGGAACTTTGACAGTTTCTTATATTGGCGATATTCCTGCAACTGGCGCAACATCTAGCACTTTTGCCAATCAAGAAATTTACATTACAAATTATGCAGGTTCTACAAATAAATCAATGTCAGTAGATTCAGTTGCTGAAACTAATGGGTCAACTGCCTATGCTTATTTTGATGCTAACTTATGGTCTCAAACGACAGCAATCAATCAACTTACTGTCTTTAGCGGTAACGCTGCAAACTTCGTTCAATACTCAACCGCCTACCTATATGGAGTCAAAAATGCCTAATCCAACCCGCATCGAAGTAAACTGCACCACAGGTGAAGTTCAGGAAATCGAACTCACCGATGCAGAAGTAGCACAGATGGAAGCAGACCGCGTTGCGGCTGAGGCTCGCAAGGCTGAGGAAGATGCGAAGGCGCAAGCGCTCGCCGATCTCAAGGCTTCTGCAAAGGCGAAGCTGATTGCTGGCAAGCCTTTGACTGCTGAAGAAGCAGACACACTCGTTCTCTAATCAAAATCCACTTCAAACCCTAGGAGACCCTCATGGCAGTTTCATCTGCAAACTACACAATCACAACAACTCCAAGTCAAGTCTTTATGGGTAACGGAGCGACAAATGTATATCTTCACAGCTCATCAGGAACTTGCTTCCTTGGTGGGTCTGATGTCACTCCATCAACAGGCTATCAAATGGACACAGGTGACAAGTTGACTCTCTCAACTCACGAATCAGCAATCTATGCTTGCACATCATCTGGCACAACGATTGTGAAGGTCTTGGTTCTGACCAAATGAGTTCGAATGTTGCAACAATCATTTATTCCTATTTCTTCGTGACGGCGGCAATTCTTGCTGGCATCAGCGTGGTTGCAAAGCACACAATCAGAACTCACACTGAATCCATCGAGGATAAGTTGTCAAAGATTGAATATGCTCTTTACAACGATGGACAGACTGGCTTGATCAACAAGGTTGAAGAGCTGCTAGAAAATCAGCAAGCAATCAAGATTGACGTGGAAGTGATGAAGGCAAAGGCTGAAGTCAAGACATCCAGAGCCAGAGCCAAATGACGGGCGCGGATGTAGTCAAGGTTGCTCAATCCAAAATCGGCACAGTCGAAAAGGGTGGCGCTGATGGCAAGTCTGGCAACATCGTTGAATTCTGGGATTGGTGGAAGTCCAAGACCAAGCAAAATAATCAAGGCGCTAGTTGGTGTGCTTGCTTCGTCTCTTGGTGCTTCGACCAGATTCATGCTTCCTCACTTGTAGCAGCAAAGACACCAGCAGGATTCATCTACTGTCCAGATGGCGTGAATTATTTCAAGAAGCGCAATCAGCTTGTCGCGCCTAAGAATTCCCAACCTGGCGATATTATTTTCTTTGATTGGACAGGAGCGGGGATTGCAGATCATGTCGGCATCATCATCGAGAATCATTCAACACAGGGGTATCTGATGACTATTGAAGGCAACACCAGTCCAGAAGGCGCAGTTGGCGCAAGCCAATCAAATGGTGGCGGGGTCTATAAGCGCAAGCGATTCATTGACAAGACAATCCATGCAGTTGCTCGACCAGCGTGGACAACTCCAACAAAGTAAAGGAATCAAATGAAACTAGACACCAAGAAAATCAAAGCACTTGTCTTGACTTACGGAAGCCTCGCGCTCCCTGTAGCAATTGCAGCGTTCGCCATGAATGCAAGCACATTGGTGAAGGTTCTTTCCTTTGCTTCAGGCTTGCTCCCAGTCATCGCTCGCCATGCAAATCCAAAAGACTCATTCACAGTCAATCTTCTTGCAATAGCAAAGACCGAAATCGATGCTGAACTTGCAAAGCAGAAGAAGCCAAAGGCATAACCTTTGAACATTCAGGGCTTGACCCTCAACCCTGAAACCAAGCAGATTGCAACAATCCTCGCCGAGAAGACCTTCGAGCGCTATCGCAACAATCCTGGACATTATAGGAACACTGCGAACAGCCACCTTGTCGGTCATCTCGGCGAATTTGCTGCATTCATCTGGCTTCGAGATAACGGCTTCGAGCCAGTGGCAGCCTTCTCTGATCCTAACAAGGACAAAGAAGCTGACATCACCACCAATGTCGGAAGAGTCGAGGTCAAGACTTGGAGCGAAAGATATTGGGAGAAGTGGGGTCGTTGTGTCTCAGTTTCGCAGTATGCTTCCATCAAGCGGAAGGCAGACTTCATTTTCTGGTTATCAGTTGATGAGGTAGATTCCGACACACCAAAAGTTGCTTTCAGGGGTTGGTGCGAGGTTGGCATTTTCGAGGGAATGTCACCGATTATGACTGGGGATGCTGGCAGAGAGGTCAGGAATTACCAGTTGCACCCATCTCAGCTGAAGCCAGTTGAAGAGATGGAGAAATTGCATGAATCGCGAGGAAATTCTACAAAAAGCAATTGATTTGACGATGGGTGATCGCAATGAGCAAAACGGAGACCCTTTCGAGAATCATCAGAGAATTGCAAAGATTTGGTCAGTAATCCTGCACCAAGAGATTGAGCCTTATCAGGTTGCTCTCTGCATGGCAGGGTTGAAACTGGCTCGGCTGGCTTACAACCCGCTCGAAGACTCATTCGTAGATGGCGCGGCATACCTTGCCATTGCTGGTGAAATCAAATGAGGAATCTTGTTGTTCTAGTTCCTAGCCGAAATCGACCACAGAACATTGAAGACTTGATTCAAGCCTTTGAAGATACCGAGACCGAATCAGATTTGATTGTCATTGTCGATGACGATGAACCACAGATGGATGCTTACTTGCAGCTCGGTTGCGATGTGCTGATGGTTGAAAAGCGTGGCAAGGGAATGGCAAAGCCACTGAACTTCGCTGCTCGCCATTTCGCTCACAAATATCGCCACTTCGCATTCCTTGGCGATGACCACAGACCACGCACAAAGAACTGGGATGTCCACTTCATCAACGCTCTCGATGAATTAGGCACAGGCTTGGTCTATGGAGACGATTTGATTCAAGGCGAGAATCTTGCAACTGCGGTTGCTATGTCGGGCGATATTGTCAACGCATTGGGTGGCATGGTTCCTCCCGACATGATTCACTTATATTTGGACAACTTCTGGATGACACTCGGCAAAGACTTGAATGCTCTCCGCTATATCCCAGAAGTTGTCCTTGAACATTTGCACCCTATCGCTGGCAAAGCCGAATGGGATCAAGGTTATCGAGATGTCAATGCTGAAGAAGTTTATTCAGCAGACAAGAAGGCGCTCGATGACTATCTAGCCAGCGATGCTTATCGTTATCTCTTGCAAGAGCTTCGAGACCAAGCATGAAGATTCTCATCACTGGAGATGCTGGCTTCGTAGGTCGCGCATTCCACAGACATTTTGCACATCAAGGTCACGATGTTGTCGAGATTGACATTGCCAATCGCTTGCCGATGGATGCTCGCGACTTCTTCCGAACTGACAATACACACTTCGACAAGGTGATTCATCTTGCTGCGGTTGTTGGTGGTCGCAAGATGATTGAAGGTTCTCCACTGGCGCTCGCTGTGGACTTGTCCATTGATGCCGAGATGTTTGGTTGGGCGCTTCGTACAAAGCCAGGTTGCATCACTTACTTCTCATCATCGGCTGCTTATCCAACAGCTCTTCAGACTTTGGATGAATCAAGAATCTTGAAAGAATCAGACATCAACTTGCAAGAGATTGCCACTCCAGACATGACCTATGGTTGGGCGAAGCTGACTGGCGAAATGCTTGCAAGCCATGCCAGAAATCAGGGATTGACAGTTCATGTCTATCGACCATTTTCAGGCTATGGAACAGATCAAGCATTGGACTATCCATTCCCATCCTTCATCGCTCGTGGATTGGCAAAGTCTGATCCATTCGAGATTTGGGGAACTGGTAATCAATGCCGAGACTTCATCCACATCGATGATGTTGTCGCAGGAGCCGAGGCAGGTTGTGAGGCTGGCATCGAGGTTTCCAATCTCAGCACAGGAATTGCGACCTCATTCAATGACTTGGCTCGCATGGTGGCAAAGGTGGCAAACTATGAACCAACCTTCCAGAACCTACCTGCCGAGCCTTCTGGGGTCGATTACAGGGTCGGAGACCCCACCTTGATGAATTCCTTCTACACCCCCACAATAAGCCTTGAGGAAGGCATCCAACGCGCTTTTGCTGGCTTGTAGCTGACCCTCGCCCCAGTTCGCCAGCAAAATAGAAAAGACCCCCATCGGCTTCGGCTGGCGGGGGTCTTTTCGCCTTGTGGGATAAATCACGACACGCAGAAGGGTTTTGAATTGCATTGAATTTGACTTGTCGGGTGTAGCATTTACACCAAGAGAAGAAACAAGGATTCTTCACCAAGGCGAGGAGCTTCAAATGCTTGAATGTAACAACTGCAAAAAAGTAGTAGAAATCATTGCTCACACAACTCGTGGCAAAGTAGCTGTTTCACTTTGCTTAGATTGCATCAAAATTCCATTGCATGAATTCAATGCAAAGGCAGTTGCCTAATGGCAATCCAACTCGACATCACTCTTGAGGATTTATCTTTCCTCTACACAGCCAAGATGAAGTGGGATGCAGATTTTGCATCTCAGCTTCTGCGCTTCGAATCAGTCAAAGGCGAACGAATTTGGAAGAATGTAAATAATGCCTACTGGCTACCTGACTGGACAACGGCGATGATATTTCGCGCATTCCTCACATCAGTCGATGCAGAGTTTCAAATTCTTTTAGACAATGCAGATGGCATCGATCCTTATGTTGTTCTCTGCGGATGGGAGTTCTAATGCAATTATTCATCATCATCATCGCAACACTTGCCTTCGTGCCAATGGTTATTTGGCTCGATGGCGAACTCAACAAGAATGACGATTTTCTCGAAATCGAGGAATGGCACAACTTTCAAACAAAGATGAGGAAGAAATAAATGGGAATCGATGTCGCACCAGCAACAGTTGCCTGGATACTTTTCACACTCTCAGTCGGAGGATTTTCTTATCTCATCGGCGGGTTCATCTACTGGAACAAAGGCGAAGAGACAATCAAAGAACTCAAAGAAGATTTGAAGTGGGCATACAAAGAAGCTGATGAAGTTCGCGAAGCACTCCACTCTTGCGCTTGCCGATCCAAGCGCAAACCTTCTGCTGGTCGCTAATGGGAAAAGAGAAGCAGAAGGGAACTGCTGCCGAGACAGGGCTCGCCAAAAAACTCTCTGTTGATGGGTTTCCCCACGCAGAAAGGCGAGCCCTGTCAGGCGCAAATGACATGGGTGACATATCGGGTTGTTTGGGTTTGGTGTGGGAAGTAAAGAACCACAAGACTTATCACATTCCTGCTTGGTTGAAAGAAACCGAAATTGAACGACAAAATGCCAAAGCAGATTTCGGCATTCTTGCAGTAAAGCCCAACGGAGTCGGCGTGGATAACGCTGGCAAATGGTGGGCGATTATGACCGTTGATGACATGGTTCGCCTTCTTCGAGAAGCAGGATATGGCGATCCACTATGACATTGCTGGCGCTACTCAACGCACCCTCATTCCCTGAAGCCAAGTGCATGGATGAAGACCCAGATTTCTTCTTTCCTGACTCCAAGGTAGAATGGGAGGAGCGCCATGAGCGCCTTCAACAGTTGTGCAACAGCTGCATTCACAAAGCCAGTTGCCTTTCAT